GCAGGGGAAGGCGGGGCGTATGGGTCTCCAATCCTTGCCCCCTCATAGGCAGGAACCGCGCCAAACAGCTCCGCCGTGGCATCATTCTCACAGACAATCATGTTTTCGATAGTCTTTTTGTCGTTCAAAATGCAATAGTTCATTTTCATCCCTCAACAATATTGGCTGTTGTTTCGTTTTTTAACCTAAGATATAAACCTCCATTACCACCAGCTGAACCTTTTGCTATTCCATTTGAATTTGAAAATCCTCCACCACCGCCGCCGCCAACACCTGGTGATGCAGCATTAACAAAAGTAAAGCTAGCACTAGCATATCCTCCTGTTGCTCCATGTGGAGTTCCTCCAGCAAAAGATGAATAATCATTTGGATTGCTTGATCCTCCACCACCGCCACCTGCTAGCCCTAAGCTTTGATCATTAAAAATAAAACCTGTACCAGCAGTTCCGGATGCTCCTTTTCCAGCATATGTTGGTGCTCCTTGATATGTATAGCCACCACCAACACCATTTCCAGAAGCAAAATTGAGACTTGTATTATTTTCTCTATATGATCCTTGTCCCCCATTTCCTCCTGTTGCGGTTACAATTACACTTTGATCTTTATTTCGTACAACTTGTGTATATCCGCCACTACCCGCATAGTACTTTTGTGCAGAAGAGCCAGAAAATGTTCCTACAGTACCACCAGAACCGATGTTCAATTGCAAACTTTCATCTTTATCTATTTGCACATCTAAAACAGTGTTTACATAGCCTCCGCCTCCGCCGCCACCAAAATCACCAGCAGAAGCTTGGCTTACACCAGCTGCTCCTCCACCGCCCCCTCCTACAGCGGTCAAGTCTAATTTGTAAGCCCTGGAGAACTTCATAACCTGGGAAGTAGTAAGCAGTACATAGTTTTCATAAGTCTTATAGGCAAACTCCACTGTCTGCCTGGTCAGGACCCCAGCGGCGTTTACTGCCTGATTAGAGATGTTTGCAATGTCAAAATAGGGAGATTTGATGGAAAAAGAAATTTCGTTGTTTTCGCTAACCGCCAGGAAATAGCCGTTTTCATCTGTGGTAATGGCCTTTCCAAGCCTGTCTGTTACTCCGGTTACTGACAGTCCTGCCGCCGGTGTCCCATCTGGGTATTTGACCGTGATGCCATAGCCGTATTTCCCGGCTCCCAATGCCAAAATGATAAACACATCATCCGGAGCCGCCGTATCATCCAGCTCATATAATGCCGCCGTCTCAGGGCTGAGCGTCTCTTCTTTCGTGAACACATCGGAAGCGGGAGCCATAGAGCCAATTTGTTCTTTCAGCTCTTCGCTCAGCTTATCCTCCGTAATGGTCCCGTCCGGAATCTGGCCCAGAACAAGCCCCTGAAGCTCATCTTTACCCGCCTTGTCTCCAAGAGCAACTTTCACTTCCGGAATCACGGTGTTGTTCAGATAGTCCTTGATGGCGTTTCCGCCCTCGTCAAATTTGGCTTTCAGCTCCGTGGCGGTCAGCCCTCCCACATCATTGGGCTCGTCATCCAATGCGGAGATAATATTCATGTCCTTTTCCAGCGGTGTAAAATCCATGTGTTACGCTCCTCTCTCCGTGGGAATTTCTCCAGTTTGATTGATGGCCCTCTGCAAGGCCCCATATCCGGGGCCGCCCCGCAAAGGCGGCTGCGCCTCATCTGTCGGTCCTGGGGCCTGGCCGGAGACCGGGACGCCCATAGCGCCCATCTGCGCGGCCATCTGCTGCTGCCGGTTGGCCTCCAATACGGCAATCAGGGTTTCCCGGTCCGTAATCTGACCGGCGGGCAGGCGCTTCAAATACTCAATCGTATCAATCTTGTCCTGCATCAGCAGGTTGTCCAGCGTCTGCATGGAGGCGATTTCGCTCCAGTAGGAGGACGCGCCTACATCCAATTCCACCGTGAAGTAGAGGTCCTTCAAAGCCTCAAAATCAAACAGAGCCGGCATCTTCATCGTGGGATTGATGTTGATCTCTATATATCGCTCCCCGTAATATTCACCCATGAACTCCATGTAAATCCTGCCTAGGTCCTCGATACACTGCAACAGGGTCTGTTTGGTCAGCTCCATCGGTGTGGAGGCCGCCCGCTGCAGCGCGATAATGGCGGAGGTGTTGTCCGGCCTGGTATCGCCCAGGGCGACGTCGGAAGCTCCAAGGAATTTCTGCGTGTAGGAGATGGCGATGTCAATGAACTGGGAAATCTGCGGGGAGATGGTGGCCGGGTCGATGATCTTCGCCACGTTTTCTACGCTTCCGTTCACTCCGATTGCCGCGCCGACTCGGTTGTTCCACTTGGGGACCTTTGTCTTGTCGTACATGATTTTGGGATAGGCCAGCATCATGAGGGAGATCATGGACATGGCAAAGAGCTTGTTGACAAAAATCTGGTTGGGAATCAGCCCGGTAATCATGGCCTGACCATGGTAGCAATCCTGTACATAGTCCCAATTCATCCAGGTGATTGGGTACAGCTTGATGCCAAGGTCCCACTCCGGCTTGATTTCCCGGTCCCGTGTGCATTCATAGCCGTGGATGGTCCCACTCTTCTCATCTCTCCAAAGTCTCAGCAGAACCGTAACCTTGCTGCCGCCCAGGTTATCCATGCGGGGATCGCCGCTCTGCTTGGTGTCCGCTGCGATTCCCTCTCGTTCCTCCCGGCTGACGCCGCTGGCCTCTGCCCGTCTCCTGGCCTCCCGCACCAGCATCCGCCGCTCGATGAGGATGTACGGCTGAGATTGCACCTCCCGGCTGTTGGGATTTCCAAACAGAACCTGTGTGTTTGGCAGGACTTCCGTCTTGATTGCGCCTCTGCTGGGCTGTCCGGTCTCCACATCGGGGTCCCAATAGGTATAAAGGCAGCCGTCTCCGTCCACCGCGGCATTCCGGCAGAACTCCCGAATGCAGGAGCCCATTTTGTTGAACTCAAAAATACCGGAAAACTGCTCGTTCAAGAGGTCCGTCAGCATTTCGGCGCTCTGTCCGGAAATCTTGCCGCTGGATGGAAGGGGCTTTGCGTGGAGTTTTAAATTGTCCGTGGACACATTGGCGACAGAGAACAGCACCACACGCTTTAAGAAATTGAAAACCGGCGTCGGCAGGCCGTTGGAACGGACGCCCTCCCACTGCTTTCCAATGAAGAAGTTTTCGTTGACATTCACGCAGTCATAAAACGAAATGCCGTTGTTGAATTGAAGGCCGGCCTCATATTCATTTGACACCTTTTCCGGTGTGGGACGATACTTTTCCATGTGTGTTTTCCTCTTATTTCACGTTTCCGGCATAGCGCAGCTGCACATCCGTCTCCAACACCGTAGCGGTGGCGGAAGCGCTGTCGCTCTTGAAAATCAATCGGTAGAATGTTGCCTTTTTGACCTTGAGCTTTAATCGTTCTACCTGGGGCTTCCGGTTCGTCAGAAAGGACCAGTGATTGAAATCCACATTGGTAAAGGAGGCGAAGGACGCTGCAACCACCTTGTCCGGGTAGTCGCTCCGGCGGTTGCTCTCGGCGGTGACGGTGATTCTCGCGTTATTCTCCGGCTTGATGGCTACAAAGATCACAGGGGAGTACTTGAGCTGCCAGTCCCGGTCAAAATCCATCGCGCCGGTGGCGGCATAGGCGCTGATTTCTTCGCCGTCGTCGTTGCGATAGGACCGGGACACCTCCTTGATCTTGCCCTCCTGCGTAAAGCCGAAGGTCCTCTGGTCCACCTCCAGCATAGAGACAAATGGCATGTTGGTGTAGGTGTACCAGGTATTGTTGGAGTAGTTCAGAATCAATGCGGTTTCCTTCCACAAAAACCAATACTCGTGATGATGCTTCCGGTTGAAGGTTTTCGTCTTCTCCAGATCAAAAGCACTGATGGTAGCGGCAATCCGGTCCGATATACGGGTCGCGTTTTGCTCGCTGTCGGTGATGTTCCCGCTGGAGGAGGTGGAGCGCCACTGATAAATGCTGCCGCCGTCCAGGGTCAGGGGGTTATTTTCCAGAAGGCGGACCTGTCCCGGGGCGTCGTTTCCGATCTGGCGGTTTACCGGGAGCACATAAAATGCCGGCGCGGTAATTCCGTTGTCCAGCACGGTGGTGCTGTATTGCAAAGACCACGCGCTGTCCCGTTTAAAAGCCATCAATCTTGCATAATGTCGAACCAGCGCTGTGATGGGGGTGTTGCTGTCTCCGATGGCGGCCTCATAGAGGTCCGGGAAGTACTCCGCCGTGGCAAGGCCCGTGTCCCCGTCAATGCCGCTGTAAATTGTCTTGTTGCTGCCGTCCCCGTATAGGAATACCCGGCTGTCCAAAGAGCCGTTATAGAGCTCGGAGAAATGCATGGAGGTAACTTCCGCCCGCGCTCCATCTCCCTTTTTATAGGTCACGGTCACGGTGTTGGTGCCCTTTTCCGGTGCCGTTGCAAACGTCATCTTTCCGGCCGCCGTGTCCACCGTATAGGTGGCCTCCGTTCCCGTCACGGAGATCACGCTGTCAATCTCCTTTTCCGGCAGGAAAAAATCTTTGGCCGTTCCGTCCGGGGAAAACTTGACCCGCCGCTTGCCTGTCAGCCGGTTTACATTCTCCAGCAGCGTCCCGCTCCCGCCCGGTTCCGTTGCCGTCTGGATGACCGGGACATAGCCCTCCACCTCGGAAAACGTCTCGTCCTCCCCGGCGCCCCAGCTCATGTATTCGTGCCCGTTCAAGAGGTATACTTTCTCGTCAAATCCAAAGAAGGTGGTAGTTTCATCCTGGGTACAGGCCCCTACTGCGGTGACGGCCTCCGTCAGGATGTTCACGTCAAAAATAGCTCCGCCAAAGGCGCACAGCAGATGATAGGCCTTGTTGACCATCCCATACCAAGCGCCGCAGAAAACCGGCGCCTCGACAGGAGATTCCTGGTCCTCTGCCCAGGCATCCCAGGCGGTCCGCAAATGCAGCAGTGTGTGGGTACCCGGCCTAATCTGCAAGTGGCTGTCCTTGGTAATGGAGAAGTTCCGCATTTCGGACATCTCTCCAACACGGATTTTGGTGTCGCCGTCCTGATTCTCATTGAGACCTAGGAACTCCTTTATCCGCATGATCGTGATATTGCTGCCCGCTGCCATCTGGGCCAAGCTCAACCACCTCCGTACTCCAGATAATCCTCCGGCATCTCTCCGCCGGTCATCTCGTCGTCGTAATCCGTCATACCGGAATCCTCAAAATCCTCCGGCACAGGGGACTCCACCCGTTCCGCGCCCAATGTCCTGGTAACACAGAAATACCGGATGGCGTCGCAGATATGCGTGATCTCATGGGGCTGCACCGCGCAGTCTGACGGGTTCTTCTCGTCGTGCTGGATGGCGGCGATATGGGAGATGAGGGCTTGACAGTTGCTGGTCACCAGCAGCCCGGGGCGGTCCTGCGGCCTTGACAGGGGCTTGAGCAGCTCCTTCACAGCCATCCAGCCCTGTACCCGGTTGTTGCTGCCACGGATGATGCCCACGCCGTTCTCCATGAACAGCTCTGCCATGCTGCGGCCGCTGTCCTTTTGCCGGTTCCACATGTCCGGCGGCGCAATCGTGAACTCGATGTGTTCCCACGGCGGCGTCGCGTCCAGCATCAGCTTCGCGGCCTCTGAGACGATCACACCGGACTGCTGCAATTCCCGGTATACATAGCAGCGCCCGTCAAAATCCACCGCAATCCAGAGGCAGGCGAACATGTCAAGGCCATAGTCAAAGGCCCGGTATTTCCTCCACTCCGCTGGAATCCGCCAGAACGGTTCTATCACATGAGTTTTCTTTGTAAACTCCGGGAAGAAGGACCCGGACAGGGCGTCCCAGTCGCCAAACCTCCAGGCATTGCGCACGTTGTCCGGCAGCAGGTCCAGCATCTGTACATACTCCGGAGACGCCGCCAGCAGCTGGGGGTTATCGTCCACCGTCGCGTGAATGAAGGTATAGTCCTCCGCCGTTTCGCCGTCCCGGTACTGCCTGGAGACGAACAGCCGTTTTACCCAAAGGTGCCCGATGCCGCCGGGGTTGCAGGTCAGGTACATCCGGCGGGGGATATTCGTCGCGCCGCGCAGACACGCGCCCAAGGTGCGGAACTGGCTCTCCGTAAACTGCGTGGCCTCGTCCATGAAAATCCAGTCATATTCCTGGCCCTGGTACTCGTCGTCATCGCTCGTTCCATAATGTCCAAACTTGATCGTGGAACCGTTGGCGAAGAAAAACATATGCATGGAGCCGTTATAGACCGCAACCTCCTGCGGGATCAGCTTTCGCATGGGCAGAATCATGGTCTGCTCCAGCTCCGGGTATTCCCGCCGCACAATCAAAATCCGGATTCCCGGATAGGTCAGCGCACCGCCAAAGGCTTTGATTCGCAAAACGTGGCTCTTTCCGCCGCCTCTTGCCCCGCCATAGCCCACATACCGGGTTCTGGCCTGACAAAAGAGCTTTTGTTTGGGATTCAGTTCTCCCAAGTCCACGGAAATCATCCCGCTGTGGTTTCTGTATTTTCCAGCCATGCGCTCACCTCTTCGGAAATAGGGGAAAGGCCCCCTTGCGGGGGCCCGTATGCTTACTCGTAGTCCTTCGTTCCCTCCATGCCGACACAGCCATCTTTGACCTGGATGCAGCGCATCGTCTGTCCCTCGGACAGCGTGACGCCGCCGGAGGGATAGGCCGCCGCGGTGTGGCTATAGCGGGGATTGGTTCCGTCCAGCGTGTACAGATAATTCTTTCCGCTGGCTCCCGTGATCGTCGCCACATGGGTGGAAACGCTGATCGCTGGCGCATCCAAAATTGCGTCCGCACTTCCGCAAACCGCAATTCCGTCACCTTTGGTGCCAAGGACAAACGCATCATAGTAGGTAACCCCCTGCACCACAGGCCCGGAAAAGCCCTGCACCTTGGTCAGCACGTCATACTGCTGCATCTTCACCGGGTCCACGGTGCTCCCCTTGAACTTGATCATGAAGTACACGCCATTGGGGAGATAGCTCTTGGTGACCGGGATCACCTTCACACCGTCCACCTCGCCCACAACGCCGCGGGAGAGCGCCATGTTTCCGGTCTTCTCCAGTGCCAGGAAATCCGGATTCTGCTTGAGGAGCTTGTAGTACTCCGTGGGAATGTACATCGTCCGATTTTCCAGCGGAACAAACGCATCCGTCATCTTGGCATTGGCGTCAATGATGGCCTCCACAATATTGGATTTTGTGGGGGCGGAGGTGAGTTTGTGCTGGATGTTGGCTCCCATGCACCACTTTTTCAGCCGGTATCTGTCCATACCGGGGACTGTCCTCTCGTCCAGCTGCCGGCGCAGCGCGCGGCCGGCGGATTTCTCAATGGCTTGGTCGGAGTTGTCCAACGCCTCAATCACAAAGGTGAACGAGGGCTCCTGCGTCATGGTCATCTCCTGGATGGTGTCTCCCAGGTTCTGGGGCGTGCCGAAGCGGTTATTAGCCGCGTTCCGGTCATAGGGCTGCTCGGGTACGGTGTCCACAGAGTAGACACGAATCGTCTTTGCGCCCACAAAGGAATAGTCGTTGCCGCACGCGGCGTCTGTGATGGACGCCTTGTGAAATCGCTCCGCGATTTTGTCAGCATACTTGATGGTATAATTGACTGCCATATTGACCCTCTCTTTCGTATCTGCGGAAAGGGCGCCGTCGTTCAGGAGTCAAATCCCCTCAGAAAATCATCCTTGCTGTTGCCCTCTTCACCGGCGGATTTCATGCTTCCGGTGGAGCGCTCCGCGTTCTTTTGGTTTTTCTGCGCGGCTTCCGCGGCGTGCTGATACCGTTCGGCTTCGGCTCTTGCCTGTTCCACCTGCCACCTTGCGTAGCTGGCCGTCAGGGAGAGCCCGTTTCTCACGCCGTCCCAAACCTCCGCGGGGATGTCCTTCGGCGCCTTTGCCGCTTCTGGAAATGTGTTTTGAAATTCCTGAATATCCGCCATCCGGCGGTCCTCATCGGACCGCTTTTTTGCCTCTGCCGCCTCCACAGCCTTCCTCTGGTCGGCCTCTGCGGCTTCCTTTGCCGCAACCGTCGCCTCCCGGTCCTCCAGCTCAACGGCTCTTTTGGCTTCCTCAGAGCTCATGCCCTCGGACTTTTTCGCCTCCTGGCGGATGTAGGAGATGTAGTCCCTCGTGTTCATGCCGGAACGGTTCGCGAACTGGCTGAACATGTCCATCACAGGCTTGAACTCGTCGTATTTCTCCCGCAGCCTGTCGTAGTCGAGCCCCTTCTGGGCAAGCGCGGTCATCTCCGCCTCATTCACGGTCCGACTCTCGCCCAGATGCTGCAGCGTCCAGGTTTTCGGGGGCTCCTCTGCCGGCCCTTCCTCGGCTTCTGCGGGCGGTTCCTGAGCCGGTTGCGGCTCTTCCCCGCTCTCAGCTTTCGTCTGTTCATGAGGCGCGCTGTCCTGTGTTGTTTCTGATGGGATCTCCGGCTGGTCTGCCGTGGGCTCCATGTCGTCCAGTCCCTCTAAAAAGCCGTCCGTGGTCTCGGGCGTCTGGTCCTGGGTGTTCAAAGTCTCTTCCATCTGATCACGCTTTCTCCGCCTGGTCTGGCGGCTGTATTTCATCTCCCTGGTGTGGGAAAGTGAGCAAAAAGAGAAAGCGCCAAAGGTCGGATTCCTCCAACCTCTGGCGCCAAGCGCTCTCGCTTATGATTCAATTTTCCCGGAGAGATCTTCCAATTCTCTCCCCATGTAGATTTTGGGGAACCACTCCATCTTGCACTTCCGGCAGTAAATCGGCGCCCCAAGCATCACCGTGTTACCACGGACCTGCTGCAAATTTTTCCGGCAGCGGGGGCAGGTAAACCATCCATTGACTACCATCGTCCAAAGCCCCCATATTCAATCCCGCCCCATCCCAGGGCGCTTTCGCCGCCTTCACCGCCTCCGTACACATCCTCCACGCTCTCAATCCCGGAAGACGGCAGGCGGCTTTTTGCCGCGTTCAGGTTTTCCAGATACGTCTGCCAGAAGAAATTCGCCTGGGTGGGATTTTCCTCTGTCAGCAAAAGCCCTGCAAGACCAAATGGGAGGACGTTCCGGCAGATATAGGCGTCCAGGTCCAGCTCATCCTCCAAGCTGGAAACGCTTGGAAGAAATGGGCGCTCCGAAGAGCCGTCCTCCACGCTCGGATAGGTCCCGCTGTACGGATAGACCTGGTCCAGCAGCGTGTTGATGATATTGGGTGTCCGCAAAGCGTACTCCTTCGTGTCCGCCGTGGTGGTGGAACCAGTGCTCTCGTTCTGGGCATCCATCAGGTGAATCGCCTGATCAAAGACGTTTTGTACAATCATCTACCGCCCTCCATCCTGTCCGGGGACCTGGAATGACAGCAAATTCTGAATGCCCTCCTCCATCGCTTTGGAGAGACGGTTCTCTTCCTCCCCCTGCGGTTCCGCCGGCGTGGGATTGCCGCTCTGCTGGGATTCGTTTTTCTTCCCTGCGGTCCAGGCCCCGACAATGACTCCGGCCATTGTCAAAAGTCCGCCGGCTGCAAAACAGATCAAAAGCTCCATCAGGCAAAATCACTCTCTTCCATGTTTTTCCCCATCTTCACGTTTACGTTCAGATCGCTTTTTGCCTCAATCTTGTCCTGGTAACCGCCGAATTTCTCCTGCTTCAGCAGGAAAATGCGGTAAGACACCATCTGCCTGTCGCTGTACCGCGGGTCAGAGGCAATCTGCTCCGCGATTCTGGTATAGGCCATCCGGATGGTTTCCTGCAAATGCTCGCTTCTGCGCCCTCTCCACCAATCGTCCAAGGTGCTGACGGCAGTTCCAAGAAACACAGCCATTCCAGCCTCTGTGTACAGCTTTCCCTCCTCATCGCACTGGGAAAAATACCGCTCTAGACGCTCCTGCAGCTCTTCCGCCGTCTTAAATTTCGCGGCGGTGCTGTGCCGCTGCTTTCCGTTCTCCGGTTTCTTTGCCATCGCACTCGCCGCCTTTCGTTTGTTGGAGCCGCCCCCGTCTCGCGCAACTGCGGGGCGGCATATCCCCCTTTGCGGGGGAGCTGTGAGTTTTTCGGCTTTTCTCACTTGCCTTTCGCCAAGAAATTCTGTAAGGACTTGCGCCCTGGCACGGGTGGAAGGCTCTGTTCCCCCAACCTCCGGTTTTGGAGACCGGCGCTCTCCATTGAGCTACACCCGTATATGTGCGCTTCTCGCTTAAATTGTCACACGCCGCATATCGGCCCCGATTACGGAACTCTGGCGCAGTTTTCAGCGGGCATTGTCATTCTCTCTGAGGACTTGCGCTACGCTCAGATCATCCGGGAGCGACCCGGCCTCTGGTGGAACATCGCGGCCCTGCCCCGCTTTAGCACTTAGGGCAACGTGCCCTTCGCTTGCTGTGACCTCCCCATTTTGGGGGTGCCTATGTTCCGCATGCCCCCGTCTTTCCGGGGTGTCAGCCACAGGAGGTGGGTGGCATTGATGGGAGATTTGGAACAAGTCTAGCCCTGTTCCTACAAAAAGCATGACAGCCATTTCATGAATAGTCAAGACCTGTTTTTGTTTTTCTTCACAAAAATTGTCTCCCGTTTTTGCTGCATATCCTCCCCTTTTTCCGACGGGGTTGTGAAGAGCGTGGGGAATGTGTGTGATATAACCTATCCCGTTTTCCACAAGCGCCCCCTGTTTTTCCGGCACCCCCAGGGGACTCTCACACTCTGTCATCCAGCCAACCTCCATCCTCGCCCAGGACCACCCACCGCCGCACCCAGCCCCGGGAGGAGTACGATCAGCGCGCCGCAGCGGGCGGTAATACACACTACATACACAGAAACGGCTCAAAGCGTTGAAACATCAAACAAAGCATTTAATGCCATCTTAAAATTCAACGTCCTTGAGCCGTTTTGCTGATATCCGGATTTCTCTTGTTTTCTCGCAATCTTTCGGTTTTTCATGCACTTGCTATTTTTTTAATCATAGGCAGTCCGCATTTTATCAGAAAACCATATCACCAACAACCATACGCATGAATCACTCTTTCTCCCCCTTATTCCCCCCTCTTTCTTTCCCCCTTAAACCCCCTATCTATTACCCCCTATTATCCCCCATAACACCGCCAACACCGCCAACGCCGCCGCCAGAAATCATCCATAAAATTCACGGCGAATCAGATCAAGAATCCAGCCGTTGACGCTTTTCCCGTCAGCTTTGGCCGCGTCCTCAATCTGCGGCTTGACATCGACCGGCACAACCAGGGAAATCCGTGCGTAACGGTCCTTGTTGGCCTCATCCCATTTCCTGTTTGCCTGTTTCTTTGCCTCTGTATATCGCTGCTTTGCCATGCGCTCACCTCCAACTCATACACTTATTATATCCATATGTGTACACCAGCACAAGTGTACAATCTGCACAAAACAAACGACAAACCTTGGTACAGTTTTTTTCCTGCATCCCACTTGACAAATACACTTACACAAGTGTATGATTACATCATCCAAGGCAACCACGACAACCATCAAACAGGAGGTTATAACCATGACAACGTATTTTATGAACTGCAAAAATCTGGATGAGCTAAAAAAGGCATATAAAGCCGCCGCGATGAAATATCACCCGGACATGGGCGGCGATACGGCCACCATGCAGGCAATCAATGCAGAGTATGAAGCCCGTTTCGAGGTATTGAAGCGGTCCCAAAACGAGCAAGCTGCAGAGGATGCCACCGGACAGACAAAGGCCACGACGGAGAGCGCAGGCGACTTCATCGCCATTGTCTCCGCGCTGCTGAAATTGGACGGCCTGGAAATCGAGCTTTGCGGCCGGTAGCTGTGGATTGGAGGAGAGACCCGGAAGCATAAGGATGCATTGAAGGCTGCCGGCTGCCGCTGGTCCAGTCAGAAAAAGCTCTGGTCCTGGCACTATGCAGAAGACGGCAGCCATTGGCACCGCGGAAGCAAATCTATGGCACAGATTCGCAGCAAGTACGGCTCCACCAGCTTCACCCGCGGCGGCGCTGGCTCCGATGCCCTTCCTGCCTGACGGGGAAGGGCCTGCGATAAGAGGAGGTTCCATCATGAGCTATGAACATCTCTTCCAACGTTACGGCAGTCCCAGCGATGAAGCGGATATTCGGCTGACCGGGTATCTGCTCCGGCCGGACAAGCTGAAAGAATACCAGATCAAACGGAATGATGAGACTGCCGCCCGGCTAATACTGGAGTGTGAGCGGACCGCGGAAACCCTTCGGGAGTACCGCCAAGCTCTGGCTTCCAGGTACGCCGCTCTGAACACGATGCCATATCAGGAGCGGCTTGAGATAGAACGGTACCGGTCTTACCGTGGAAATCTGGTGACGTATTACGTTCGTATCGTCAGAACTTACGAAGATGGGACTCAAGCAAAAACGCTTTCAGAAACATACCCAGGGAAAGAGCGCAGGAAAGCCATATCCAGGTTTGAAGAACTAAAACGCCAGCGCCCCGGCATTGAAGTGCTGGAGGACATTTCTCCTCAGTCTTGGGAGAAGTAAAAGAAAACCGCCCTGCCGGGCGGTTTTCTTAATTCACATACAATACACAGTATAGTAATAGACCACTTGAAACATAAAGAAAAAATCTTAAAAAAATAGATATTTTTTATTGACCACTAGCAAAAAGTGTTATATGATACTATTGAACCCAGAAAGGAGGAAAGCGTGAAATTCAGAATAAGAGAGGCGCGTGAGCGCGCTGGTTATTCCCAAAAGGAACTTGCTGAAATAATAGGTGTTGCTCAAAACACGTTTCATGGTTATGAGAGCGGGAAGCATGACCCTAAGTCAGAATTACTATCTAAAATTGCAACAGCATGTAACGTCACAGTTGATTTCCTGCTTGGTAGAGATACAGAACATCCTTCGGTTATACAAGTGGACTTTGGGCATGGGGAGATGGGCGCAAAAAAGGCCCCGCCCTTGTCGGGCGAGGCGATGAGGCTTGCAAAGGATTATGACAGCCTGGACCGCTGGGGGAGGCAGGCGCTGCGAGAGCTGGCGGAGACGGAGCTCCAGCGGATGGAGGATGAGAAACGCTTTCAGGAGGAGGCAGAGGAGCCGGAAACACCACCTGTTATCAACCTGTTTATCAATCCCTCCGCCGCCGGCCCTGCCCTGGGCGAGACCGGACAGAGCTGCGAGCCTTACGAACTGAAACCGGAGGACCCCAGAGGTGCCTCCTATGCCATTCGGGTACAGGGAAACAGCATGGAACCGGACTTCCCGGATGAGTCGATCGTGTTTGTCAATCATGATGAAATGCGGGATGGGGACATCGGCGTTTTCTGCGTGGATGGAGCTACCGTCATCAAGCAGTGGCACTATGACCGCATGTTGGGGATTACCTACCTCTTCAGCCTGAATCGGAAACGGTCGGACGCTGACTTGGTGATCACCGCCAGCAGCGGAAGGTCCCTGGTCTGGCAGGGGCGGGTCATGACCAAAAAGAGATATCCCCTTCCGGGGAGATAAAAAAGCCGCCGGAGGGCGGCGAGGAGGAAGATCATATGAACTACGAAGAAAAAATGATATCCATGCTGGAAGAAATCAATCAACGTCTGGTAAGTGTTGAAGTCGCGCAGGAGAACATCTTAATCCCCCAAATTCAAGCGTTAGCCGAGGGCCAGAAAACCATTCTCGAGACTTTGGCCCCAAAGAGCAGGGTGGAGGCGCTGGAGGAGGAAGTCGAGCTTCGCATCATCAAGATGCGTACCAACCAGATCAATGATTTGAAAAAGGCGCAATAAAATGCCGCTCCGGCGCTGCAAACACCGGAGCGGATCGATCCAAACCACCCAGCAACCACGACGAAGCGGGAGGTCTCAGGCACAGTATAGCATGGACCTCCGGAAAAAACAAGGAGGTAACGATGGCAAAGCAAAAATATTACCAGCGGCCCGACGGACTCTATGAGTCCATCCGGAAAATCAACGGCAGACGGGTGGCCTTTCGGGGCAAGACCTGCAGGGAGGTGGACCGGAAGATCCTGGCGTATCAGGAACAGGCGCAGGCCGGGAGGCCATTCCCGGTGGTGGCGGCGCAATGGCAGCGGGAACACGACAAGACGGTGTCCCTCAGCACGCAAATGGTGTACGGATATGCCGTAAAACGGCTTTGCGCGGCATTTCCAAAGAGCATTCGGGACGTCAAGCCTCTGGACGTGAAACGGTATCTCAACGACTTGGAGAGAGCTGGTTACAGTGCGCAAACGGTACAGACTGACTTGAGCGTATGCAAGATGATCTGTTCCTACGCCGTCATTTCCGGCGATATCGACGTGTCCCCGGCTACGGAGATACGCAAGAGCCGGGGGCTTCCGGTAAAACGCCGGGAAGCGCTGACGGAGGAACAGGAGGCCATTGTCAAGCGGGTATCTGCAGAGAGAAAAGCTCACTTTTGGCTGTTCGGCTGTCTGTTGCTCTACACCGGGATGCGGCGGGGAGAAGCCCTGGCGCTGACCTATGGAGACATTGACCGCAAGGCCGGCGTCATCCATGTGACCAAAAAGCTCTCCTATGCGACGGGGCAGGTGCCGGTGCTGGAGGACCACCTCAAAAGCGAGAACGGCCGGCGGGACATCCCCCTGCTTCCGCCCCTGGCTGCGGCGCTGCCGCGAAACCGGGCGGGGCTGATCTTCCCGGGAGAGGACGGGGGCTTTATGCGCTCCTCGGAAATCACAAAAAACTGGCGGCGGTACTGCCGAGACGCGGGTCTTTTCGCTGCAGAGCGGGCCAGCAACGGCGAAACCGTGGAGACGTTCCACATTACTCCGCATTGTTTCCGGCACTCTATGGCCACGATCTGCTATGAGGCTGGATTGGACCCCAGGCAGACGGCCCGGATTCTGGGGGATGCGGTGGAGACTGTGGAGGGGGTTTACACCCACCTTAGACAACAGCGCCAAAAAAGCGCGGCGGAAATCCTGGCGGAATACTGCAAGTAAGCTGCTGTGTATTTTCTGTGTATTTGTACGCGATAAATGATACCAGATTGCGCAGGTTTGTGCTTGAAATAAAATGAGGTTGCGGCCTTGAAATATGGTGTAAACGTTGGCGGATAAGCATGGGATAGATATAGGGGGATATTTACACACCGTTTTTCTAGAAATATTTTGCATGGCGCGCCTTGACAAAATCTAAAAAATAGATTATATTTTAGATAACTTCTAGAAAATAGATTTTTAGGGGGTGAATTTATGAAATCCGACTTGGCGCCAATTACACACTTGGAATACACAAAAGCGATGCTGTCTGGCCTCTTGAACTTTTGCTACAGGAGCGGATTTGCAGACGGCGGCGCATGCCCGGATTGTGAATTGTGTCAAACGGACATGGACCGAATCCACTGTCGGTGCTGCTACGCCAGTGTTTTAAAAACCGCAATCCAGGCAGTGGACGAGAAAATGGAAAGGGAAGGCGTTAAGCCTCCCCCTTCAGCGCGACAGCCCTGACTTGCCCCATGCAGGTGATACAGGGTTCGCCTCCCTGTAGATCATCGCATCCGTTGCATTGTGCGTCAACTGTTTTTCTGTCTTTTATGAGAAGCCGCACATAACAACGCCGCTCCATCCCAGCCGGGTCTCGTTTGCATGGAACAAGAAAAGACTTCTCAACGATTTCGTACTCTTTGTCCATGTGGCCACACCTTTCCTAAAGTTGGGAAAATTATACCACAAATACGTAATTTCTGCAACGAGGAGGAACCATGAAAGTAAACATCGAATCGGAACGCGCCAGAAATAACTTAACAAAGCAGTCGATTTCCGCCAAACTCGGTATTTCTTCCAAGACTTATTGGAACTACATCAACGGCCATACTCCCATTCCATCAGATGTCCTTCTTTCCCTGTCAGATATGTTCCATTGTTCAACGGACTATCTTCTGGAGGATGACGCAAGCTGACCCGGGAAATGCGTGGCAAAAAGGAAAGCGCCCCAGCGGTGCAACGCTGAGACGCTTCCTGCGGAGATGTTTTCGCTGCGGTGAATCTTTCACATTACGGTATGGTCGCCGGGTCGTGAAAAGCGGTTGCACCCACTTTAGACATCGCAAACCAGAGGCGAGGCTCCGCACCTTTGCCCCTCTGGTTACACCGCCTGGTCTAGCAATGCGCGAAAATGGCGGCGTGTCATAAGGGAAACGCTCGTAAAGAGCTTGTCCATCTGATACGCCTCCTCTCTTTCCCGTGAGGGGGAATGACCGAGAGTGCCGCGCACGGCATATTCACTTTACCACGCATTTCCCGTTTAGGCAAATAATTTCCTACCAGCACCTAGGGCAATGGGTGCCCGTCAATCCCCACCACAAGAGAGGTAATGACCGCACAGGCAACAATCATCCCGGCGACCCTGAAAAGCAGTCTGGCGATAGGCACAGGTTCGTCGTCAGCGGAATGATCTAAATTACTGGTGCATGCAGTGCCAACTGTATGTAGAATCCCCGCAAAGAATGTGGAAATCACCACAGTTACCAACCCTTCCAGCGTCCGATACACCATCCAATCAATGCCCAAATCATAGCACGTCAATACCCATCCAAGTGGGATATATTGGGCAAACTCTCTCAATATCCCAGCTATTCTTTTCTTCACAATATCACCCTTTCAAGGAGGCCTTATGTTATTTCGCAGAAAGACCCTGCCGGACGGCTCCGCGCGTATCGACCCCGATCACGCGCAGATCGACATGCTGGACAAATGGCACCAGCAGGAAAGCGCGTGGGCGGCCGGTTACATCCAGCTATTGGAGCGGCACCTTGCAGAGCGAATAGAGCGTTGCCAGAAGTGCCCCTACCGAAACAAGGAGGGTAGCGGATGTAATGACCAGATTCCTGACTGAATCCCGGCACTGCCGGACATAGGAGAACGCCTCGGGATTTGGGAAGAACAACACTCCATTCACCTCTACATAGGAGTGATTCGCCAGATTCAAAAGTACGCTGCGGTCGGGGCACTTCTTCCAGTGCTGCTTGATCTCCGCATAGGAGACCCACCGCTCCCCCATGGACAGCTTGCACACGGTTTTTAGGAATTTGTATTGTGCATCCACGACTTTCCACAACCTTCCACCATATTGTACACCAGCAACCACGACAAGCGAAAAAAGATGCCCCGCCAGGTGTTGGCCGCGCCTGGCGGGGCGGCGGAAGCCTATTGACCAACCCAACAGGCCCGCAGGATGATTTTACCACATCCTCCTGCCGGGCACAAGACAAGGAGGATGATTTTTTATGGAACGAAACTTCAAAGATGTGGTAGAGAACATCCGCGGCGCGGAGAAGGACGTGGACAAGGTTCTGAACGCCGCCCGTCTGGAGCGGCATGAAGGCCCAACCCGGCATATGACCGGGGAGCAGAAATTGATCCTGCTGCTGTCCCTGATCGCCGCCGGAACGTTTCTGACCCTGCTGCTCGCCCCCATACTGTTATAGAAGGAGGACCCCATGGAAAACAAATACTACCGTGACAATCTGGCCGCGATTCTGGAATTTACCGGAGGCCGGCACCTGCTGGGCTATGGAGATATCTATAGATACACCGGCCTCAAAGACCACCGGGCTATCCGCAAGCGCTACCCGCTCAACAAGGACGGCACCATCACCGCGGAAACCCTGGCCCGCCGTCTGTGCGAGGGGGCCAGATCATGAACTGGTTTTTAACCGCTGCGCTCGCAGCCATCGGCGCCTGGAAGGCCACCGAATGGATATTCCGCCTGGTAGATCAACTGGAGGGCCGGTAAATGAACATTGGGGACAAGCTCCGCCGCCCGTTGGAGCTGGACACGACCTATTGGGGCTCCACGGATGGCCGCCTGTACCCCTGCGAGGTGGTCTACATCCACCCAAAAGGCCGCTATTACACCGTGGAATTTGACTTCCACGGGACAAAAATCCGTCAGAGTTTCCAGGAGGGATTTGATTGAAAACATTGTTTACATATCTGTTCGCCGCCGGTCTGCTGGCCGTCTGTCTGCTGGGCTTCCTGTCTATGCCTGTGGACGCAGAGCGGCAGCCCAAAGCTATCATGCCGGAGATCACGTTGGACGAGCTGGAGGCCGCAGAGAATGAGCTTATTGAGGCCGCGCTGTTGGCCCGCTCAACCAAACTGGAGGACGTGACCATCACCTTCTACTGCTGCGAGGAACGTCCACACATCTGTGGGACAGGCTCCGGCATCACTGCCAGCGGACGGCGTGTGACTCCGTATGTTAGCTGCGCTGTAGACCCTGCCGTGATTCCACTGGGCAGCACCATCATGATCGAGCACAACGGCGAAATGTTGTATCTGCGGGCGGACGATACCGGCCCTGCTATCCAGGGAGACAGGCTGGACATTGCGGTACAAGGTCACCAGGAGGCGTTATCTTTAGGCGTGAAAACGGCTGATATTTGGTGGTGCGAGGAATGAGAGGAGGCCAAATGCGTGTACTATTGCGAACTCTGCGGCACGTTTTTCGATAAGCCGCACATCCGAACATATAAAGACCCCACGGTGGACCCCAGGGCAGAATTCCAAGAGGTTGTCTGCCCGGTCTGCCTGGAACCCCACATCGAAGAGGCGGCCTTCTGTCCCGCCTGCGACCAGCCTATGCCGGTGGGGCCTGTGCTCTGTGAGAGCTGCCGCATGTCTTTGAAGCGGCGGGTGACAGAATTTTTTGATACCCTCACGGCTGAGGAAGAGCAGCAGTTTGACACCTGGATGGAGGGCTGCAGCATCACGGAGAGGAGGGCGTTCCCATGATTCAATTTCATGAGGCATCCCATACCTATACGCTGGATGGCGTGGACCTCCCCAGCGTCACCCATATCTGCCGCTTCCTAGCCTATGACTACAAATCGGACAAGCCATGGCTCGCGGAGGCAGCGGCCCAGCGTGGGAATGCGGTCCACGAGGCCTGCGCCCTGATTGACTACGGCGAAGAGCCGGAGGAATCCGCGCAGATCGCCGGGTATCTTAACGCCTATCGGCGGTTTTTGAAGGACTACCGGCCGGATTGGGAGCTGATCGAGCACCCTATGGGAACTTTGGAGCTTGGCTACGCCGGGACTCTGGACCGGTATGGAACCCTCTATGACGGGCGCACCTGCATCCTGGATATCAAGACCGGGCAGCTTTACGGCGCCGCGCTCCGGGCCCAACTGACGGCCTATCAAGCGCTCCTTCCGCCACGATATCACTGTACACACCTCTACGCCTTAAAACTCAGCGCAGACGGCACCTATCAGCTGCGGGAAGTCCCGGCGGACCGGGCCCTGCTGGATGCCTGTTTGTTTATGAACAACGCCACCGAAAGGAAGAAACGCACATGAGTGAGGAATTGATGCTTTATAGTTACAGCGCATCTCCGCTGGCTGTCCAGAAAAAGCCCCACACCGGGGATTATGAGATATCTGTCTTCGGCGGCGCTCCGGCCACCTTGCGGCGGGGCGTGGACTTCGGCATGATTCGACGGAAGGACGGCAGTGCCCAGACCAAGCACCCAACGCTCTTTAAGGCCGGCGCGGAAAAGGTAGCCGTGGCCTATGGCCTGTGCCAGAGATACCACATGGAGAGCAAGCTGGAAGACGCGGAGAGCGGGTTCTTTTTCTACGCCGTCCGCTGCGACCTGGTCAAGATCGTGGACGGGCGGGAGTATACCATCACCAGCTCCTACGGCTCTGCTAACACCCGGGAAGGCCGCAACGGACGGCAGTCCCCCTTTGATGGCGCAAACAGCGCCCTAAAGATGGCCCAGAAGCGGGCCCTGGTCTCTGCGGCGCTGTCTCTTGGCTGTATGTCCGACAGCTTCACCCAGGACGTGGAGAGCGACACGGAGGACGCCAGCGCCTACTTCAACGCCAAAAATCCGGAATTTCCCATCTCCCCCGCCCAGGTGAAGTTCTTCTATGCCGCCGCTGGGCGGCACGGACTGACCAAGCAAGACGCCAAAGCGCTGCTGAAGAAATACGGTTATTCCAGTGCCAAAGACATCCTGACAAAGGATTTTGATATTATCTTGGAGGAATTGGAGGGTGCCGATGCTTAACCATATTACACTCATGGGCCGCCTGACCCGTGACCCGGAGCTGCGCCGCACCCAGAGCGGCACCGCTGTTACATCTTTCACCCTGGCCGTGGACCGGGACTTCAAGTCTCAGTTCGGCGAGAAGGAGACGGACTTTATTGATATTGTTGTCTGGCGCTCTACCGCTGAGTTTGTCAGTAAGTACTTCTCCAAAGGCCGCATGGCTGTTGTGGAGGGCCGCCTGCAAATCCGGGACTGGACGGACAAGGACGGCGGCAAGCGCCGCAGCGCCGAGGTGATCGCGAATAACGTCTACTTTGGGGGTTCCAAGAAAGATGATCAGGGCTCCCGTCCTGTCTCCCGCGGTGTGGACGTCTCCGCCTCTGACTTCGCAGAGATCAGCGAGGAAGACGGCGAGCTGCCGTTCTAAATTGAGGAGGCTTTTATGGATCGAAAACAATTTACGTTCTATGCCTCTTTCTATCAAGCGATTTCCCGCATTAAAAACAAGGCCGCCCGATGTGACGCTTATGACGCCATCTGTGCCTACGCCATCACGGGACAGCTCCCGGACCTGGATCAGGTTACAGACGCCGCCGCCATCGCTTTTGAACTATGCAGACCAAATCTGGATGCAAGCAGGCGTAAAGCAGAGGCTGGAAAATCCGGCGGAAAGTCCAAGCAAACCGGAAGCAAACCGAAAGCAGAAACAAAGCAAGAGCAAATAGCAAGCGAGAAAGAGAATGAGATAGAGAGTGAGAATGAGAATGAGATAGAGAACGAATGTTATTCCCCTTCCCCCTTACCGCCGCCGGATGAAGCAGCGTCCGTTTTGGCTGATTACCTGAACCGGGTGAACCCATCCGCGTCCCCGTCCTCCCTTGACGAACTGCGCGGGTTTGCAGAAGTCATGGGCGCAGAAGTATGCCGCAGGGCCTTTGACATCGCTCTGGACAGCAAAGCGGCCACATGGCCGTATATCCGCAAAATACTGCAGGACAAGCAATCGCGCGGCGTCCGGTGCCTTGCGGATTGGGATGCACTGGAGAAAAAGCGGGAATCCGAAAAGAAGTCCTCAGCGGAGAGCGTGAATAAAAGCGCATGGGGGTATGTGAAATGAAATTTACCATCCCCTACCCGCCCACAAAGCGGGAAAAGGCGGCGTGGAACAAGCGATACGGCCTGAATGCCTACTACGCCGGAAAGCATTGGTCACAGCGCCGGCGGGACGCTGAGGAGTTACATACCCTGGCCCAGTGGGCCATGAAATGCGCCCATATCCGGCGGCGGATGGTCAGCGGGCCGGTAGAGATCACGTTCCGCTGGAACGACGGCCTGGACATTGATAACCACGCGGCGCTGGGAAAGGCGTTTGTGGACGCCATGAAGGGCTATCTGCTCCCGGACGATAATCGGGAATGGGTCAAGCGAGTCTCCCACGAGTTTTGGGATGGCGACGCTATCCAGGTGGAGGTGACGGCATATCATGACAAGTAAAACGCTGCTGCGGCTGATCGAAATGGCGCGGGACGGATGCACAGACAGAGAGATCGGAAAAGCGGTGGGCGCTGCCCCATCGACGGTCAGCTACTACAGGAAGAAGGCTGGCATAGACAGAACCCGTGGCCAAGCATGCCGCACCCTGTACGCGCTCTACGACCGGGATGGGCAGTACCTGTTTGAAGGCAACGTGAAGGAATGCGCAAATTTCCTGGAAATTCAGGAGCACACGGTCCGGGAATATCTGTCCAGATTCCGCGCCGGAAAGAAAACGCCTGTTGAGATTTACGCAGAGCCATTCAGGAGGATGACATGACAGATGAAAGACGCGCCCTCTTGGGCGACCACGAGGCGGCGAAGCGGCTGACGGATGCTGGGGTGCTGCTGCCGTGTATGTGTGGCGGAAAAGCCGGAATTGTTTGTTTTGAAAAGCGCGGAGCTCCGTCTGGAGATATGGGATATTTGGCATCAATTAAATGCCGGGATTGCTGGATGGAACTGAGACGGTGGGCGTTGAAAAAGAAGTGGGCAAAGGATTCAGCCCGCCTCGCCTGGAACGCTCGCGCGCCGATCCTGAGCGCGGAAGAGCTTGAGATGTTGGAGGGGATGGAATAATGGCGCAAAGTATGATGCGAGTAACTAAAAAAGACATTTTAGAAATGCTTAAGAGTTACGATGACAAAGATTTTGTTGGCGTTATCTTTGAAGCACAGGACGGGAAAGAAAGCCCCTGCCATCAAGTTCTTGTGTTTTTCCATGCGATGGAAAACATTTGCTGAAAGGAGGTCAGCAATGAGCATGGGAGAATATGTTGACATTGGAGAACCAGCCTTGCAAATCAAAACAGACGAGGATGGAAACACTGTAGCCTCTGCAACGATACAGGCGGTTGTCCTCTGGAAAGAAGATATCAAAAACCACATCATGGACGAGATCATCAAGATGTGCAAGGAGCACGGAATTACGGACCTGTATGTGCTGAACCGGGATTTCATCCTGTCGGCTATCAAGGAGAAGATGGAAAAGGAGGCCCACCAATGACGCGGGAAGAAGCTGCCATCAAAAGCTGTGAGGATAGAATCAAGCACCTGAAAAGCGCGCCAACTCACCATTATGGGAAACGGCAGCGGGAAAGAGCCATTGAGCTGGAAAAGGTAAAAATAAAGGCTCTCCGCCCCGTCAGACGGGAGACGGTGGAGCGAATGCGGGGGAAGTGGATTAAGCCGCATTGGAAGAATAACACAAGCTGTGCTGTATGTTCACAATGTGGATTTGAGGCGCATCACCATGAGTATCACGGAGTTCAAGATACCTATTTGTTTTGTCCGCGTTGCATGGCTCCCATGACGGACGAGGCAGTAGAAATGGTGATGGAGAGATTGGAGGCGCTGAAAGATGGCAAGGGCGATTGATTTAGATAAGGCAATTGAAATTATTGAGGAGAAGCAGAAAGAGCTTTGCCCTGTTGGTAGATATGGGAGAAATTATGTCTATGGCTCTGACCGGGAAAAATATGATGATTGGGAAGAAATTATTGATGCTTTGGAGCATTTGTCCACCCTCACCCCGCCGAACGAGCCGCTAACGCTGGAAGAACTGCGGGAGATGGACGGGGAGCCGGTTTGGGTAGACGACGAAAAAACCTGGGCGATTTTGCAAGTTTGGGATGATCAAAATATTGACGCAGTTTTTCCAATACAAAGAGGATGTTTCCGAGCAGAAAGTGTGCTTGGAATGAAGATTTACCGCCGCCCGCCGGAGGGAGAGGAGTACACCTGATGGACTACGAAAAGCTTGTGGCTGACTTAAGAGATTGGTTGCCACCGGAAAGAGAGAAAATCCCATACGGAGAACTAGTCGGCGCGCCATATCCATACAACCTGCAAGGTCCATTGGTGTATTCTGATGGGGTATGTAACTTAGTGGAAGAAGCTGCGGATGCTATCACTGCCCTGCTGGATGAAAACGCTAGACTGAAAAACAGGAAATCAATGTGGAGGAAACTGTTGGAGGCGATTAAAAGCGCCTTTGGCTGGAGGGACAAAGGAGAGGAGAACCCTGATGGACATTGAGAAGCTGATTGAGCGGCTGCGAACCGAAAGCCTGTACAAGGACAAGGCAACACTGGAAATCATGGATTTGTGTATGGAGGCGGCTGACGCCCTCTCCACGCTCCAGGCCGAAAACGAAGAACTCAAAGAAAAACTCTATGACGGCGAAGGAGTAAATCTTGTTGATTACTGGATGCAGCAGGCTAAGATCGAGGAGAACGGGCATAGAAACTGTCAGGCCGAGCTGGAACAGGCCCGGACAGAAATTACCCATTTGAAGCACTACGAGGACAAATGCCATGACTGTCCCATCGTCTGTGCCAAAACGGAAATCATCAAGGCGCACGAGGAGTTGGAAGCGGTACAAGCCGAGCTGGAACGGGTGAAGCGGGAGAATGAAACCCTAAAACATGCATTACAAAATTGGCACGAGGAGGATGAGCATGAGGCTGATTGATGTTGATGCATTGCCAAACTATAAGTTAATAGGGACAATGGCATTGGGGAGCGAAAGAAGCCCTGCTGAACTAAGAATAGTTTTATGGGAAGATATTAAATCTATGCCCACCATCGACGCCGTGCCTGTGGTCAGGTGCAAAAATTGCAAGCACTTCAACCTCCAAACGCATGAGTGCGAAAACGAATCGCTTTCAACTGACCATGAGGGCGGAGCTTCATACAGCCTTAATTTTTATGATGATGACTTTTGTTCTTATGGAGAATGGAGGGAGGCCGCCCATGAAGTTTCGGAACCCTGAGACGGGGGAAATGTATGTAGGGATTTTGAACGCTATGGATCATTATTGTGACAGCAAGGAAGACTGTGACGATTGTCAAATCAAAGAACCTGTTCAGGTCTATAAAGGGCAGAAACACCCTTGTTATGCTTATGTGGCAGACAATCCTCACGAGGCCGCCCGCCTGATGGGCTATCAGGTGGTGGAGGAAATGCGGGAGCCGCAATTAAATGCGGGGGAAAAGGAGGAGGCCAACATGGGCAAGAAGAAGCCCCTGAGCGATTGGACGCTGGGAGAAGTTAAAGAACACTGTAAGGAACAACGAGACACCCCAGCGAGATGTACGGGATGTAAAATGCAAAAGTATTGTGATCAATATTTCGGAAGGCAAGGAGACGCAGCTGCCCCTAAATACTGGGACTTAACCGAGCCACCCCGTTGGACGGAGCAGGAGGTGGAGGATGCGGCCCATTTGAAAAAAATTCTTGACAGCCGAAAAATCGGCTACCTGACAAGAGAATGGGGTGGTGAGCTTCGCTTTTGCGATAACTATGGGAAAAGCGAAAGCGTATTTTCTTCGATTTCTCTCTGCCCTGCTATGTTCCCATCCATCCAGCCCGGCCAGTCCGTAACTCTTGACGAGATCATCGGAGGTGCGGAATGAACGAAGTAATCATTACCAGTGCATGGGACCTTGAAGATGACCAGCAGGCCAAAGCCGACGCGGGGAAGCCTCGTCCTACTCTGGTTCCTGTGTCTCTGATCGAGGCTGTGACGGCGGTCCGCATGTACGGAAATGAAAAGTACCACGACCCGGAGAATTGGCGGCAGGTGGAGCCGCAGCGCTATCAGGATGCTTTGTACCGGCACTGGCTGTCCTATCTCAAGGGTGAGAAGTGCGATCCGGAAAGCGGCCTGCCTCACCTGTGGCATCTGGCTTGTAATGCGGCATTTTTGATTGAGATGGAGGGCAAAGAATGAGAGATATCCTTTTCAAAGCCAAGCGGCTGAGTGATGGCGAATGGGTAGAGGGAAACATTGTGAATGTCCCGGCAGATGCCGACTTTATGCCGGGAGCGTACATTCTGCCACGGTTGGTTTCAGCCAGGGCAGACCCGCCCACAAAAGGCATTATGCTTGGTGGGTTCTTTGAGGTTGACCCCTCCACGGTATGCCAGTATACCGGCCTGACCGACAAGAGGGGAAAGAGAGTGTTTGTCGGGGATATTGTAAGATGCAGCCGTGGTTGTCCGCATGAGGTGGTATGGGTCCAGGAACACGGTGGAACTTTTATCGGAGGAATGCCAGCAGTGTATCTATCTGATTTAAACCCAGGATATGCATGGACAGGTGAGGAAGAAATGATAGGCAACCTCCACGACGGGGAGGGCGGACAATGACAAAAGAAGAATCATTGACATGGGTGAAATCGTTAAAGCCAGGAGATATCGTAATATACAGCGGGTTTGGGGCTGCGGGAAGGATTCAAACTGCTAAAGTAGAAAAAGTCACTCCATCTGGTATTGTCAGGACCAATCGGGGCAGTTTTAAAGAATCTCCATGGAGCTGGTCTGGAAGAGTAGGCGGCTATGGGAAAACACCTGGAGAGATTAGCCCGCCAACGGCAGAATTGCTTATCGAGGCAGAGCTTCAAGAAGCGGAAGATGCTGCTGAGAAGAAGCGGCGAGACACCATCTACAAGGCGCGGAACCTGATTTCCGAACTATATTATAATAGATTCCGTATCGACTATGACACGGCAGTTGAGATAATCAATGTGTTAGAGAGGTGGCGGACAGCATGAGCGATTGGATTAGCGTCAGGGAGCGGTTGCCGGAAGTGGGGCAAGAAGTGTTGGTATACTGGCGGAATACATCTCAAAAAGCGGAACATTTTGAATTGACACATTACACAGGGGACCATTGGTATTTACTTGACAATACAGGCCGACCTTGGATTGAGGTTGTTGCATGGATGCCCCTCCCCGAACCACCAAAGGAGAATCAGCAGCATGAGTAAAAAAGTCAACCCCCGCAGACAACCGGCGTCAAAGGCAGATGTAAAACGGGCTGAGCTTCGTGGGCGGGATGATGGCATCAAATTCGCAAGCGCTCTATTTTTGATGGCCCTGCGCGATAAGGAGGGCTTTGATCTGGAAGCTCTGCAAAAGGTCTGGAAAGAGGTTGGAGACTTGGCGGACAGCATTGCGGAAGGCTATTGCAGCATCGAGGATTTACATACCGTCTTAGAGTCTGAAGCGGGCGCCAAAATTGTGGGAGGGATAGCCACATGACCGAATGGTGTCTAGCCCATCCGTGGATGACCTTTTTCTTGCTAACATTTGCTCTGCTCGTCATCGACGAAATAGTATGCACGATTGCGAATGCCCTTGCAAGCAAGAACAGAGACAAGCATGAGGAGGGATAGCGATTGACCAGTCAAGGAATAGAAGCCTTCCTCTCCTATCTACGAGAAACCGAGAAACGTTACCACATGGCAGAATTGGACGAGCAGGAAGCAAATGACGAGACACAGGACATCCTACATAGCTTGGAGCTTCAAGATCATGACTATCACGACTTTGCTCGTCTATCAAAGGAGCTGAGAGGAGTCCGTCAGAAAAGACGGGCTGCAAAGGACACTATGAGTGAGACGGCTCCGGTTCTTGACTGGATAGACGCAAATCGCTCAACGATCAAAAGCCTTGAGCGGTTGCTGGGAGATGTGCGGAAAGCTGAGAAGAACACCGAGAATCGAATTTATACGCCAAAGGTGAGGAGGGATAGCCCTTGAATGAGTTCCCGGGGATAAAACACGAAAGCACAAAGGAGGCGTCACAATGACAGAGTTGAAAGTTTTCAACAATCCCGAATTCGGGCAGATTCGCACTATCACAGAGAAGGGCAAGACTCTGTTCTGTGCAAAAGACGTGGCCCAAGCTCTTGGCTACAAGGACACTACCAACGCCATCAAGCAACATTGCCGTGGGGTGGTGAAACGCCACCTCACCGATGACTTGGGAAGAAACCAGCTCACAAACTTCATCCCTGAGGGTGATATCTACCGCCTTGCTACTTCCTCCCAGCTCCCTGGCGCAGAGAAATTCGAAAGCTGGATTTTTGACGAGGTCCTCCCAACTATCCGCAAGACGGGACAGTACACAGCCAAGCCCATGACGGAGTATCAGCAGATGATGGCTGAGACTCGTCGCAGAAATGCCCGTGTTCAATCCGCCCGCATTTTGACACAGCTTGCAAAGCAGTACCATGGAACTACATACGAACAGGTGCTGAACGCTCACGCCACAAAGGAGCTGACCGGGGAATACTTGCTGCCTCTCCCACAGCTAGAAGCGAAAACATATAGTGCCGAAGAGATTGGGAAGATTCTTGGAATCAGTTCCAATAAGGTCGGGACACTTGCAAACCAGAACGAATTAAAAAACGATGAGTACGGACAGTGGTTCAAGGATAAGGCGAAATGGAGCAACAAGGAGGTCCCATCGTTTCGTTATTATGAGAACGTGATTCCGATCCTGCGCGGCATTTTGGACCGCGAAAAGTACTAGCGAAGAAAAAGAGAAGCCCCGCCAACCGGCGGGGCGTTCTCATGCATAGGGATTCCGCTTCCAGCTTTTGTTGATGATCGTCCAGAGGTCCGCCTTTTGTTCCCGTGTGAAATCCTGCCCGTCCAGATAAGCCTGCGCCTCTGTTTGAGAAACGCTGTTGTTTCCGTCACTGTCAAGTCCGGCTTTCATGCCGGCATATTGCCCCACCGTTAACCCGGCCTGAACCGCCTGTATGGTTTTCTCATAGGCCTTTCCGCTCATGATCTCAGACCCATACTGGCGGTAAAGCGCCAAGTATTCCGCGGGAGAAACGCCCAATTCTCTCTGTGCGTTCTCCGCGTGGCCGACCCACGCCGGCACACTGTCGTCCCCGAGGATCGCCTTCTTCGCCCGCTGGCTGGCGTAGTCGCCGCACAGATTCAGAAGCGTCGCCTTTTCCTCGTCGCTTGCCCCACGGTAAGCACGGCTGCCCATCATGGACGAAAATGTGGTGAGCGCCACAGCTCCGCGTTCCCGGAGATAGTCCTGCCGCTCCTCATAGGTCAGGGACTTGCTGTGCTGCTTCCCGTTACTGTCCGTGTAGGAGACCTTCGACGGGGCGCTCTTGCTGAGATAGAAGGAAGTATCTCCGGTTCGTCCCCGCAAGGTCTCCATCTCCCGTGATACCGCGCTTTGCGTGTAGGTGTTGACGCCGATGGGGTTCAACAGCGTATTGAGCAGGCGGGCCGTATCATTTTCAATCTGATAGGTCTTCTCATCCCCCATAGGATTCACGGAGCCGGGGAGCTCTTCCCGCAGCACGGGGATGCTGTTCTGCACGGTATCACGTACATTTTCCAACAGTGTGTCTCCGGTATAGGTATTCCTGGGCCGGTCATCCAGGCCCCGCGCTGTTGTCCGCAGGATGTTCGGAATTACAGAGGCCGCGACGGTGTTAGCTCCCTCTTGCAAAAGCACCTCCCGCGGGTCCTCGCCGTACCGGATAATATCAGTCGCCGCGTTCCCGAGGAACTGCATGACGGGGAGCTCCGCGGTGGAGTCCATGAAGGCCTCGCTGGTAGCGTTGAACGCCGTCACGATGGGGTTTTGGTAATCCTTTGCCATCTCCGTTCCAAGATTCATCAGAAGATTCAGCGGCTGGACGGAGGACAGGTCGATCAGGGTGTCCCCATCCTGCCATACCGGACTCCCATCATGAATCCACCGCTCCGCCGCGGAGAGATTGAGCTGCGTCCCGGTGATTCCCTCGCTGGAGTTCAGCGCCGCCACATCGGGGTCGTTTTCATCGTCCGCCTGCCGGAGAAGTCCGGCCCTGGCAAGAAGCATGAAGCCGTAAGCGATTGCGGTCCCGGTCAGCCCCCGCGCCGTGTCGGAAACGGCCCGCGCCTGCGCCGCCGGGTCCACCGTTTTCTTCTGTACCGCTTGCGCCACATTCCTTGCGATCTCCACGGTCCCGCGCACGGCGTTCACCGGGGAGTATTCAAGCCCCCGGGAGGCGAGGTTTCCGGCCACGCGGGTAAACGGCGCCACAATATCGCCCAGGCCAAAGCTGTGGACGGTCTTTCCGCGGACGCTCCGCCCGCTGTCGCCCACGCCTGCAATCATATTCAAAACATCGTGAATGTCCTGAATGGCAATAGAAAGAGCGCTGTTGTCCTGGAACGTCCGGTAGCGGGCCAGGTTCTGAGCCTGCTCCTGGGCATAGCCGGGGTTGTCCGTCCTGATCTTTCCGGAATCTACCAGCGCCTGTGTGCGGCGCGCGGTCCCGCTGGCGAGTCCCTTATAAAACTCATCGGTTGCGTTCAGCAAATATGCCTGATTGCGCTCCAGCATGGAGAGAACCCGTTCCGGAAGTCTCCCGCCGGCGCGGAACGTGCGGTTGCTGCTGGTTCCATAACGGCTTTCGGTCCCGCTCATGTCCACGTCCATCGTGATCTCCGCAATCGCCATCCGCATGGCCTGCACAGCGGCGTTCAGGCTGGTCCCTCCGCTTGCGACGCTCCGGGTTCCTGTGACGTGGGAGAGCGCCATGTCCAGAATCGACGCGCCCCGCATGGCAAGGGCGTCAATCCCATAGAAAGACGTGTTTCCAACAAGGTTTCTCGCGGGGGTGACAGGGCTGGAGAGCATATTCAAAACCTGAATCGTCTTGATCCGCTGCCCCCAGTTCACCGGGGTGCTGTCCGTGCTGAGCGCGGAGGTGGCCGCATATGCGAACTGCTTAAGCTGGTCAAAGCTCAGCGCGTCCAGACTGCTGCCGGCCGCTGCCGTCAGGATGCGGCTCTCCCGGTTGGTCAGACTGTTGTTGAGTACTCCGCGCTGCCGGGACACCTCCAGAATGATGTCTTTAAGCTGCTGCGGTGTTTGGGCCTGTTCAATTTGGGTGTCCCACTGAACAATGCGCTGGAATAACCGCTGCCTGCCCTCGTCAGAGAGATTGGAGTTCTGCAGATTCTCCCAGGCTTCCAGCTCAGACGTCTGCCCGTTCTGGTTGTTCCGGCGGCTCCACTTGGCGTTAGCCTGGACGCCCTGGCCGGTGGAGGTCTCATGTTCCCGCATGATCTGTAGGAAATTCGTGTATTCCTCCGCTGGAATTTCCATGTTGGCGGATTTGCCCTGGAGCTCCTGCTGAATCATTCTGGCCGCGTCCATCTGCGGCGCGTTCCACGCCGTCGCGTCATCTAAGGATTGTACCAGCTCATGGAACGCCGCCTCATCAATGTCCCGCAGGAACGTCCGATGACCGTCCCGGATGAAATAGACCAGCTCCTCTGCTCTTGCGATAGACTGCCCCTCTGTCTGGCTCATATACCGGAAGAGCTTCGCGTAGTCATCCCGAGAGAGTCCAGTCGCCGCCTCCTGATATTGGTTGTACGGCATGGATTCCGCGAGACGGCTGGTCTGCTCCTTTCCCTCCATGCCGGGCGTTGTGAACCCCTCCCGCGCGCTCCCCAGATTATCATAAGTCTCACCGCTTTGCTGCTGTGGCCTCCCGAACAGGATGGTGTCAGAGTTGACATTTTCCGCCCCCGGTGCTATGATAGAATCAGGATTGAGGGGACGCGTACCCTCAATCGGGCTTGACGTCTCGGTGGAAGCCGTAGGTGATGGACCTACCAAGCTGGCCTCCGCAGGCGTCAGGTCCCCAGACGCCGGAGATTGTGTCCCAGCGTCGCCATTGGCGGCAAGGCTGGTTGGAGTGGCACTTTCTCCCGCGTCTATTTTTATGATGTTTCCAGTGGAATCAACTACTTCATGCAGATAGAATCGGTTCTTACTGGTACGTTTCACCACTGCTGCCACATAAGCGGTCTGCCCGTCCATAATCACCGGAGCGGCAAACACATACCCGTCATAGCCTCTATTTTTCCAGTTTTCCGCGAAATAGATTTGTTGCCCGCGCCGTATTACCTCCGGAACAGCAGCAATTGTAGCAGCTTTTGCAGGGCCCACTCCGTGACTCAGGTCATCTTTCACAGAGCGTCCATTGATTTCCACATCTCCAAAGTCTGGTCTTGTTACAATACCCTTGACAGTCTCAAACAAGTTCCGTGCTTTTTCGGCCATTGTACTGCCGCTCACACGCTCTATTGCCTGTATGCCTGTCCTTGCCACCGGCTCCACTTCTTTCAGCGCCGGTATACTCTCCTTCAATTTTTGGACTACGGTGTATGTATCGCGGTCCGCTTTCACCGCCGTCCCCACCTCGGGGGCGGTCTTGTTTTGCCCCAGGATGCCATGTGCGCCATCTTGCACCCCAGGGGCACCCGCGCCCCCGCTGTCCCTGCCAAACGCTCCTGCGCCCTCCTGTGCCGCCGTTGGGCCTATTCTGTTCACGGCCACATCTGTGGCACCGCCGACGCCGCCTAGCGCCGCACCTATCAGCCCATCATATAACGTGTCTGAAAGAAATTCCGGGTTCTGGTACTGGGAGAGAGCTCCGCTGTCATAGGTGATTCGTTGAAGAAGCGGCTGCACCAAGTCTTCCACCACTTCCTCCCCGCCCTCACCGATAGCAGAGAGCACGGTTCGACCTGCCGCGGACTGTGACAGCTTTGCGGGAAGCCGGGAGAGTGCGTCATCCAAAACGCCTGCGCCGAATGCGGCCTTAAACGGCGCGGCTACGTTTGAGATTTTCTCTGTGGCAACGGACAGCGCGGCGCTGCCCGTGCCGTATAGAAGCTGCTGCCCCAGGTCCGCACCGGACTGTCTGGCCGTCTGCGCGGAGGAACCAAAGCTTCGGACCGCCATCGGCAAAAGAGCGCCGCCGCCTGTCACGGAACCGGCCAAAATATCCCCTAGAAGTTGTGTCCCAGCCACGCCCACATCTACCGCAAACTGTCCCGCCCGGCCAAGACCTTCTTTGGCGGCGGCAATGTCTCCCTGAGAAGATGCGCTCAACCGGTCCGCACCGCCTTGGATGCGCTGAACGGCCTGAGATAGCGGCTCATGCTGCGCAGCTGCGCTCTCCGTGTAGACGCCGGCGCGCTGTTCCGCCAATTCCGCAAGACGGAGCAGGCGTTCCCGGTCCCCGTCCTCCATCGTCCTGCCGTCCGCGAACCTTCCGGCCGAAACCATCTCCCGGTAGCGTCTGGCGTTTTCCAGCTCCTGACGAGCCCTCTGGTTTTCCTGAGAGGCGTTGATGTCCGCCTGCCGCAGGGCGTCCAGCGCGGTCCCCGCAGTATTGGCAAATCCGGACGCCGTACTCTTTGCGGCGCCTCGAATGACAGCGCCGGTCCGCGACGATAAAATCTCGTCAACGCCACGCTGCGCCTCCTGCTTGAGCTGGTTCCTCATGCTTAAGGCGCGACCTGGCAAAGAATCTTCTGCCTGAGCAGTATTCTTTTTCATACTAGAAGTTATCGCATTGACAAGTGCATCCTTTTTGATTTCTGGATTGCGTCCTGTCGGCTTTCGAACGGGGGCCTGTGCGCGTTTCCGAACCGCCTGGACCTGTTCTTCGGTTGGGTTTGCGGAACCGTATACCCGTCTTCTCAGATCATCAAATTCTTTTGACATGGTTATTCCCTTTCGTTTCCAAGCGCCTGCAAAATAGTAGCAAGTCCATCCTCATTGATTTTTCCGCCATCAAGTTGCTGTGTGAGATAATTTTTAATCTCAGCATCGCTGTTACCGTTTCGAATCATATTCTGTACCATTTGAAGCGTGTGTCCATACTGCGATCCATAAAGTCCGGCACTGGAATTTTTCAAAATCGTATCATAATCCGGAAGGTTTGCGTAGTCAACAGTCACGGTGTTGTTCTTCGTCGGGCTTCTGCTGGGCGTTGTTCTACCAGAAGAGGAAGACCTGCTGCCGGAAGAACCTCCCTGCAGCGCGGCCATCCGCATGGAGAGGGCGTCCGAGGAGGAAATCCCAGCCTGGGTGAGTGTAGCGTTATCAGGCATAATTCCGGCGCCTAGCATGGTCATCGCCAGGTTATACGCGTACTCCCGGTTTTGCGCGGCAAGGCTATCCTGATACTGCTGCTGCGAGGCCTGAAACTGCTGATTCCACTGATTATTTGCGGTGTTGAATTGCGCCTCCCAATTTGCCTGCTCCTGGGCGAGCTGGGCAAGCTGCATGGAGGCGTCGTCCTGCCGGACATACTCGCTGTACAGCGCCTGGGCTAACTGCGCGTTACCCTGGGCCTGAGCCTGAGCCGCCGCATTCCGGTACTCCACGGCAAGAAGCTGCTGCTGTAAGGCGTTCTCCGCCAGCGCATTGGACTCCTGTGTGGAAATGTCGGAGAGATTGCCTTGCAGCGTCGCGGAGTTTGCGAGCGCTGCCTGCCCAGAGGTGCCGGTATTCAGCCCCCGGGCGTTGGCATACTCGTTAAACGCCTGCCGCGCGATTTCATTTTGACTGGCTGCTTCATTTCGGGCGGCCTGATAGGTGACAGGAATCTTCTCCGCATTGGCCTGCAGGCCCGCGAGGTTTTGTTCATAGGCGGACTGCAGCGCTGCAAGCTGGGCCTGTGTGTTCGCGGCGTACATCGCGTTGAGATATTCAGACAAGTCCGAAACGCTGCCGCCGCGGCTGTGGCTTCCACCCGAAGAACCACCCCCGCCGCCGCTTCCGGAGTCGTTGAACAGCTGGTGGGAGGTGTTGGTTCCCTTGACCGCATAGCCCGATTCATCGTATGTGACCTTGTACTTTCCGCTGGTCGTGGTCTGTTCCACCGTCTGGCCGGCGAGGTCCGGCCGCTTGGACATGTCCGGTTTGTTTGGGTATACCTTATGGGGCTTGGAGGACTCCGTGAAGCCCTGCTCCATCTCCTCTTTTGTCCAGGTGCTTGCCATGTCTGATCACTCCTTTGCAAAAATAAAAGCGCCGAAAGGCTGGATTTCTCCAGTCCTTCGGCGCCAAGCGCTCTCGCTTATGATTCATTTATCCTCATTATATACGAAAAAAAGCCGCCTCGCAAGGCGGCTCTTGTAAATCCGATTCACATTTTTCAGAAAGCAAACTTCATAACCCGGCCCTCGCTGCCCGCTTGCGGTCTTCTTCGTCCACCTTTTGTGCCGCTTCCGCTTCGCTAATTCCTTCTTCCGCTCTTTTGGACTCAATTCGGAGATACCGAATATAGTCCGGGACGGAGCGGTTCTCTTGTCTGGCGAATCGTTCTATAAGTTCCATCCCCGGCAGAAATACTTCATATTTAGAGGTGATCTGCTTATGGTATTCAAGCGATCCGGCAATGCTCTTTCCGTATTGATAGGCGAAAACGATCAGAAGTACACTGGCAATCCCCACGGCGATCAGGCTCTGCAAACCCGCTCCGCCGATAAGAAGGTTCAGAAGTGTGAGAGACGAGCAAAGTGTTGCCGCAATCACGCAGTTCACAAAATACAGAAGTTTACATTTCCCCTGCGTAATGCTTTCTTCCGCCCAGACCGCAATTCCCGCGCCCGCCGCAGTTGACACCGTTTGCAGGACCAGATACCCCAAGTCCCCGGGCCGGTATTGGGCAAAATATGGAGACAGCGCGTTCAAGAGCATCACCAGACTACCGCCGAACGTCACCAGAAGCCAGAAAGCGACCGTCGCAAGAACCTTTTTCCCGATAGAAATGTGCATGATTCATCCCTCCGCCAGACAGCATACATTATCCGCCGTAATTTAACAAGACTGAATGGAATATTTTTTCTATTAGAGCCTCAATGCGTCCATGATCTTCTATTATAAATTTTCTTCTTGACTTTTTGCCTTTCATAAATTATATTAAATGCAAGGCGAAAAGTGGGGTGATAAAATGTCGCCTAGAACAGGAAGGCCGAAAGTAGATAATCCGAAGGGCGTAAACCTGACAATCAGGTTAGACACGGAAACCGAAAAGGCCCTCAGAGAATATTGCAAGAAACACAATATTTCTCGTGGTGAAGCCATACGACAAGGAATCCATCTACTTTTAGCCGCAGAAAAGTGAAAACAGCCCGGCACCGTGGAAAGTTACGAGCTGTTTTCTCCGCCCGGAGGTCTCCCTGCCGGTAAATCTATGATACCACCAGAGGGACCTCCAATCAAGAAAAATTTATGGAGGAGCCAGTATGAACAATACAATTACCATGACAGATATCGAAGTTTCGTTACAGTCGATTCTTGCGCTGATGCAGTTGACACAGGAGGGCATGGAGAGCGATATCCATACCGCTGTGAATGCGGGAAGCAACGATGCCGCTTGCATCCTCGCCTCCATTTCCGGTCGATTGCAGAGCATCTACATCCCGGCTTATGATGCTATTTTCTCAGCAATCGGGGACCTGCGCAGCAAGATCATGGAGGTATCACAATGAATGAACTGATCAAGATCACCTATCACAACGACCAGCCCGCAGTCTCCGCCCGGGAACTTCACGAGTTCCTCGAAGTAGAAACCCCGTATAGGATTTGGTTCCCCCGTATGTGCGAATATGGCTTCAAAGATGGGGAAGATTTCAACCCGTACAAAAATGATCGGGTTCAAATGGAGGGCGGCCGCATGGTCTCCCGTATGGTTGATGACGCCATCCTCTCCCTGGACATGGCGAAGGAAATCTGCATGCTCCAGCGCAGCGAGAAGGGCAAGCTGGCCCGGCAGTATTTCCTGGCCCTGGAGCGGGACTGGAACACCCCGGAAAAGGTCATGTCCCGCGCCCTGCGGTATGCGGAGCAGGAGCTGAAGCAGGTCCGCGCCCTCAACTCCGCCCTCACCGTGGACAACCAGATCATGAAGCCCAAGGCGGACTATTTCGACGAGTTGGTGGAGCGGAACACCCTCACCAGCTTCCGGGAGACCGCAAAGGAGCTTGGCATCCCGCCCAAGAAGTTCGTCCGTTTTCTTCTGGACAGGAAGTACATCTTCCGGGACAAAAAGGGAAAACTGCTCCCGTATGAGCAGAAAAATACCGGACTGTTCGAGGTCAAGGAAACGTTCAACGAAAAGACCCAGTGGAGCGGCACCCAAACCCTGATCACTCCAAAAGGCCGGGAGACCTTCCGCCTCCTCTACCCGGGCTCCTGACCCAAAGCCCCCGCCGGACTTTCCCCGGCGGGGGCTCTTAAAATCTGCTGGAACACTATTGACAACCGTGATATACTTTAATTTGTAACTGGTTGTTGCTTTTTTTAACCATTTGTGTAGTATACAATTACATAAATACTTTGTCGTGGTGGTATAGTAAGGATGTCAAAATTACAGCTCGTTGTGATAGACAAAGATATTCCAGCTGATGCTATCTCATGCGGAGAAAAAAGCATTGATGCGCTGATGCAACAGGCATATCCTAGCACACTGTTCAAGCAGGGGCGCGCATATAATATTCTAATCGATGACAAATTGATTGGCAGTTGCATGATAAGATTTGTTTCGCTTTATGATAAAGACGCGGAATATTATGTAGGCCATAAGGACTATACCGCGCTTGAAATATCATATCTTGCAATAGATTCCCGTATACAGGGGCATGGATATGGCAGGTTAGTATTGAAACAGCTAATTCTTTTGGCTCGGAGGATTGCGGACGATCTTCCTGTTAGGTTCCTTGTATTAGATGCCTTTAAAGATAAGGAAGAATGGTATACATCAGCCGGGTTTAAAATATATCCCAAAAAGAAAGACTTACGATATCCTGGAACGCTGCCAATGAGAATGGATTTGATTGACAAGAAGCTGGCTGAAAATTATGCGCAATCATTTATGTAACAAGGAGGGATGAAACGTGTATGGATGCAGAATTGAATTGCAGCACGATCAAGCGCAGGCATTTTTTGAGGAAGCATTACATCCAGACCTGGAAGAACTTCAGCGGCGAGATGCCTTCTTGGAACAGCTTGAACAAGAAATGAATCTTCAGATACATGGCTCAAGCATTATAATGGAAATTCCGGATGTTAACATTGATATGCTTTTAAACACGGAAAAAACATATATTTCTATTGAAGATCTGCCATGTACGCTTGCACTGGGGACAACAGTCAATATCGAAAAGCGAGTTTCAGCGTATACTATCAGACCAACCATAGATATAGCGGCTTAAAAATGACGAGGTACGAAATGAACGAGTCGGATTGTGTCTTGAAGCTTAATCACCTGGTATTTGATGAATTATCTTTTCGCCGCAAAAATTTCCAAAGCGAAAATGATATACATTTTGAATTCGGATTCAATTTTGAGCAACGAGGAGACGTAGATTTTGTTGCCCATCTTCAAATCAAAGGTATCAAAGAAAATGAATATGATATTGGTGCACGAGCATCCGGGTATTTCACCTTAAACGATGCCGCAAATTATGACTTTCTTACACTACGGCAGAATGCGGTAGCGATTGTATTTCCATATCTTAGAAGCCAGATTTCATTGTTGACGGCACAACCTGAGGTTAAGCCTGTCATAATACCCCCGATGAATATTGCGCAAATGGTTGAAGATACGCTAAAAGCTCAGTCCGAATCACTTAGCAACGAAAAAGATAGCTGATCATTTTTCGGAACATATCTTCCCCCGAAGAGCCTTATTGACTCTCCGGGGGATTTTTTATGTTCTTCTCTGTTTCTTTGCCAGCCTGTACAGCATGGTACACATCTGCTCCCTGGTTACGCTTTGGGAGAGCATCAAATCTCCCTCCGCATTTCCCCGCAGGATGCCGTTCTCCACGGCCCACTCCACGCCCTCCTTGTGGGCGGGAGATGGGGTGTTATCCATGGTCTTTCCCTCCAATCTCTTCTTGAACTCCGCCCACTTCTGGGCATTCACCAGATACGACGGACAGTGTTTTCCTGTCACGTCGAAGTGGCGGTACACATTTCTCAGCGGGATGCCGTACTTTTCCATCAGCTCCCGGCCCAGGGCGGCGGCATTTGCCAGGGTTGCTTCGCTGGCCTGATAAATGCCGTTGCGGATGGTATCGCACATCTCAATGCTGATGCTGTTGGTGTTGGTGATCATCCCATACATCGTCCCACCGCCGGTCTTGTCGGCGTTGGCGTACTTCTTACCGCCCACCGCCCAGGCCACCTTCAGATCAGGCACAGAACGCCAGACCGTGGTATCGTCCACAAAGTAGTGGGCGCTGGCCTGCACGATATTGTTTTGAAAATAGGCGGCGTTGTTGGCTGCTTGGTCCCCGTCGTTGCCGGTGTAGTGGAACACCAGGTATTTGATCTGATTGACAGCCCGGGAACCGCCATAGTTCCCGGGGTTGGCTAACCGCTCCTGAAGAATATAGCTCACGAGCTCTCGCCGCCTGTCCGGACCTTCCGCTCCGCCTGGGTACCAAAATAGAACGCGATCACCACTGTGAACACCGTCAAAAACTGATCTGTAGTCACATGACCGCTGACGGAGAGATACGCGAACACCGCCGTGAGAATCACTGTCACGATGCTCTTTACGGTCAGCAGATTAGAAAGGCGCTTTTTCAGGTCATCCATGTCATGCCCTCCCATGGTCCTTGTCGTAGTCCGCCATAGACTTGGGCTGATACTTGCAGGACCCGTCCTCGGCATAGATGTACCGCAGAGCGCCCTTCACCACGTCCACGCCATGATACTTGGGCCGGTTGTACACCATATCCTTTTCGGGGATGTACTTGTCGATCTCCTCCTGCCACGCGACAGCGCCGGTGAAAGTGTGCATGGAGGCCCACCAGGGAGTTTCAACGGGAGCGGGAATAAAACCCTCCTCCATCTCTTCCTTCGTCCAGCCGCCGCCAGGATTCTTGTTCGGGTCCAGAGAAAAGTTCGCGCCAGCCTCTTTCAGCTTCGCGTTGGCTTCCTCCACCGTGATCTTACCGGCCTTGTACTGCTGCATAATCTCGTTGATGATCTTGTTCATAGTATGTACTTCCTTTCTAAATTTCCGGCTGTGCCGGTTCTAAACTTTGCTCAAATTGCGGGCCGCCTCATCTCTGACAAAATCCACATAAGCCTCCTGCGCGCTGCGCGCGGCCTCCATGGCCTCTTCCACATCGCCGTTGGTATGCATCCCCGCCAGCTTCTTGGCAGTGGTGAGGGAGAGCGCGCAATTCGCGTACATCAGCTCCATGGCAAGGCGGCTCTCCTTCTCCCGGCGCTGGGCCCGCGCCTCTGTCCGCCTGGCGCTCTGTCGGCTGCGCCGCTCCGCCAGTGCCGCCAGCACCGAAGCCCCACCCGCAATCAGGGCGCAAATGATCTCCGTGTTCAATACGCGGACCTCCTTACTCAGCCGCCTCCGCGGCCAGCATTTCACTAAGGACGCTGTACTCCTCCGGGGTCAGCCTGTCCGCCGCCAGATACACATCCATCTTCTCCTGCAGGCCTTCCGTCCGGCCTCGGTCAATCAGCAGCTTGCAAAGATTGTACACAGTAGACATAGGGGTTCTCCTTTCACATCATAGGGCTGTGAGTTCCAGCATACACAGGCGTTCCTCGTGGTCTGCCAGCATATCCAGGGTAATATCCTCCGCTGTCGGTTCCGGAGGCGCAGGGGAAGGCGGGGCGTATGGGTCTCCAATCCTTGCCCCCTCATAGGCAGGAACCGCGCCAAACAGCTCCGCCGTGGC